CACCACCTTCTGCTGCTGTACCATCATGCGTATGTCCTGATGTACTAAAAGCAGTTACGATAGCATCAAACTCTCCATCAAAGTCAGAGGCATTAATAATATTACCATCAGCAATATTGTTAGCAGTATCGTTACGTGTATATCCTGTTCCCATTTTTAATTACCTTCTTGCATGTGTTGCATATTCCAGTGTCAATGCGTCAAGCGCATATGGAACATCTGTATTATTATCTGCTTCAAACTGTGCAGATATAGTATTACCTGATCCTGTAGTCTGTGCAGAAAATACTTTCTGTAACTTAGCACCAAATGTAGCAGATCCATATGCACCAATACCATAGAACTGTGCCTGATTACTAGATGCATTTGTAAATGTTACTGCTGGCATAACTACAGCACCACTTTCATCAAAGTCAAATTTTAAGTTTAGATCAAAGTTTACTCTTCCTTCTGGATCTAAATAGAACTGAGCTTTATATATTGTTTTTCTTACGCGTGGATCATTAATAGGATAGAAAGGTGTAGCAAATGTAGTTGCTATATTATTACCATCAAAACTAGATGTATCATTTTCCATTCTATGTAAGAAACCTTCTTTACCTGAGAACAAAACAAACTCAGTTGTTCCTGAATACACACTTGCACATGCTGTTACTTGTATACCTCTGGTTTCTGCAAAATCAATAACAGATGCTTCACCGGGAGATGCAAATTGTGTAAACAGTATACCTTGTGCATTAGGTCTTGTAAAGCTATTATTCCAACCAAATAACCTATATTGTGATTTATTTCGTATAACTAAACTAAAAAAGTCTGTATGTAGTTTTACAAACTCATTGAATGTACCCTGTATTTTTTTAGTAATAGGTGCTAATCCAAAGTCACCAATACGTTCAGTAGCACTAAGAAGCCTTAAACCATCAGGAGCCATGAATACAACATCACCACCTATCTCCTGTACACTATCAGTTTGTATACATCCTATGTCACGTGTAATAGGTTGTAAATTAAAAGTTGCTAGTGCGTCACCATTTAATCTAAAGATAGATGAATCTGTAAATACTATAAGCTGATCTCTAAAACTTTTTATTGCTACTATACTATTGTCTAAACCAATATTACCAGCACCATTACTACTTTCAAAATCTGTAGTAGTTAGTGGTGATCCAAAACTTAATACTCTACCTTTAGCATAAAAGATATGGTTCTTATGTGTAGCTACAACTGTAGCACCTATAACATCTGATGGTGCACTATCTAACACAGTAAATGTAGTGCCATTGTATAATGCAGGTGCATTTGCTCCATCAACTATTACAAGTGTTTTAGTTCCTGTAAAGTCAATAATGTCAAAACGTGTATTAACTGCACCTTCCCTATCACTAGATACAAATGTTATAGCTGCATTATCTGATGGGCTACTTGCTAGTGCAGGATGAATAGTTATATTTACTTCTTTACTAGCCGAATCAGAATATGATGAAACAGTAGTTTCAACTCTATATACTTTATCTACACCTGAAATAGTAAATACATCACCTGCTTGTGGAAACGTATCAAATGCATCTGCAACTAAAGTTGTACCTGTTTGACTTGCACCATCAACTAATGGTGTACCATAGTTAGGTTTATTTATTTTGGTATAGCCACTACCTGCTGTTTCTACTATGTCAGCATTCATAGCTACAACAGCTTTACTATTAAAGTAGGTCATACCATTTGCATAGTTAGCTGTAGTAACTGTAGCAAATGTAACTACTGCACCATTAGCAGGACTTGAAGCTAAAGAACTAGTAAGTGTTAGTGTAACTTCATCTCTAGCAGCAGTATAACTAACACCACCTGAAGCTACTGTATATGTACCAGAAACACCATCTATTGTAAGTGTGTCACCAACAGCAGGTGTAGTATGTATAGCTCTTAATGCTAATGATGTGCCTGATTGAGATGCACCATTTACAACTGGATTACCATATGGTGCTATAATAGCACTATCAAACTTTTCATATCCCTGTATACGTTTATAACCTCCATCAATAGATGGTTCGTAGTTACGTAGTATTCTGGCAGAACCGGGAGCATTGATAGCTTGTTGCAATGGACTAAGATTAGTTACTAGTCCACCTTTAAACTCTATTCTAAATGTCTCCCATGCATCAGGCATTATAGACTATCCAAGCTCGATCCTGCTGTAGACCTAGATGAACCTAGTCTACGTCCTCCTGTTGCAGCAGGTATCATGTAAGACCTCATATAGTGATAGCGATTAATTAACATAGACCTCATTGCTTTAATGCCCTCATCTGCCCTCTCCTTGACCACCACAGCATCTTGAGTGTTACCCCTGAACATATATGCATGAAACATTGCAGCGTCCACTACAACGTGTTTAAAGCGGTCTGGGATAACCATTGTGTCACCATGAGCAGATAGATCTGCCTGAAATACATAGTAGTCAAATACTAACGTGTATGCCTTATCAGGTGGTTCTATCAAACCATACTTTAGATCAGGCCCATGAAAAACAAAACGTGGCAGTGCACGTGTCTGACTTGCAGCGTACTCCTGATCCACGTACTTTTCTAAGTATTCATCATATGTAATTAAAGCTAGTTTCTTTGTGTCATTTCCTAATGTAGCATTCTCTTTTATTCTAAATGATTCAAAGTCTATCAGTTTAGCATCTGTTGGAAATGCATATCTTGTTGTACCAGCAACTAATGTTTGTTCTTTTTCTGAATGATTAAAAGGCCACTCATACTCGCTTTCATTTATGTAACGTATAGCAGAGTTGACTGCATCTTTTATATGTGCATAAAAACCTGTGGCTGATGCAAAGTTAGAACTAGTAAGCTCAACTTCGTTCAGCCTTTTGTTGACATCATTAACTAATGTTAGAAATGTTGTAGCCATAATATATCCTTAAGTAGAAAGGGGCAGGTTTATCCCACCCCTTCCACATGTGTTACGCGAGTGTATCACGATCCACTTCATCTGCACCTACTGTGCCTATGTCATCAACGTCTAGCAATAATGCAAAGACACGGATAACACCAGCCGTTGTAGTTCCAGTTTGTGCCTGAATTAAAACATCAAGCGTGTCGGCAGTTGCACCAACAGTGATAGGTCCATTACCTGCACCTACACTATAAGCACCTGCTGATGCAGCGTCAAAGTCAAAGCCATCAACGTATGCATCAACATCAGTACCTGTAACTCCTAGATCAAGTGCACAGTCAGAAGAAGTACCAGCGTGAACTGTTGTTACTTCAAAACCAGCATCCAAGATCATAGTATTAGCAGGAACTGTGATTGCTTCAATAATATCGGCAGCAGCTAGTGCAGTACCTTTAGCGGTAGCAGCAGCTCCAAAGTCAATACTATTTTGCACCAAGTAAGGAGCGCGACCTCTGGCATCTGAGCCACGAGCCGCTGAACTTAAAGTTGTTACTGTAGCCATGATTCAGTCTCCTTATACCAAGCAATAACGTGCAACACTTAGAGCTTCAGGTCTAAGTATCTTACGTCCATACAAATGCATTCCCCGAACTATGTCGGCAAAGCTATCAGGGTCACGGTATGTTTCGGTCTTATTAATCTGCTCGGCAGTTGCTACAGCAGAAGAATGTCCAGCAACAAGTGCACCGTAGTTAGAAGCATTAGTACCACCAGTAGTAGATGGGCCTGTTCCAACAGAAGGTAGGTTGTTAGACATGTATACTTTAAAACCATGAAGGTTGTTCAGTATAAGACCATTTTGGATTCCGCTTCCACCAAAGTCACCATTGAGAAGACGAGAGTCTTCATCTTTGAGAACTTCAACGAAAACTGGATCAACAACAATCCAACGATTGTTGGTGTCAACATTTTGCTGATCAAGCAAACGAGCCATACGAGCTACGATTTGCAGTGGGTTAGCATTACCTGAACCCGGTGTAGCAGAAGTTGCACCACCAGCACGAGCTTGAATACCAATTGCATTACTAGAAGAACCACCAAAAGAGTCAGCCATGATTTTCATGGAAGACAATAGTTCGTCACTTCCGGCAGTTGATACTGACTTAGCACCATTAACAGTAGTATTTACTGTGTCTGGAGCAGAGTGCAATGCAGACTGTTTAAAACCAGCTAAGTAACCAAGAGCGTCTTGGTCAAACTGGTCAGCTAATCTGTAAGCTGCACGATCAGTTGCAAGCTGTTGGAAGTTGATGTGAGAGTGTGCCTCTTCAATATCATCGACTTTAAATGCAAAGTAGTTTGCTTTGTCGATGGTAAGAGAGAACTCTTCATCATCCAAGTCTTGAGGAGTGATCGTAGTACCACGAGCATATGCTTTAACCGTGATTTCTGGCTCCTTAATTATTTTAACGCTATCGCCCATATTTGCGATCTCGCCAAAGTAGTCACTATTTGTAATAGCTTCAACAATAGAAGCCTTACGAAAAGCTACTTGTACCTGCTTAGAGTAGATAATTGGTGAGAAATTACCATTAGGCAGGTTGCCGTAGCCTGTTGCAGTTGAAAATGCCATTTTATTTTCTCCTATATACGACATCCCATGTGTACATATTGTACACTATTTTTATCTACCTTAAGGGCCGTGAACTAAGAGGTTGTACGTGTAAGGCCAACTACACATAGGCTCTTCTTCATCGGGTTGTCTTAGAAGTATAGTGAGACATAGTTAGGTAGTCTTATTCAAGGGCTAACTACATCTTGCGACTGAGTATAGTTATATACACAATCTACTGTTTGTCAACACTAATTAACGTGCCGATCCAGATAAATCGTATACAAACTTGTTTTGTCTAATAGCTTCCATGATTTCATCTGATCTACTTTCGTATTCCTTTGCGGTCATACGCTGTACTTCAGACTCTCTTAGAAATGAACTAGACTCATTTTCTACAGGTTTGTTACGCTTTCCTCTTGTAGATACAGACTTAGCTGCATCTTTGTTACTAGTTTTCTTAGTTGTAAGATTCCTATCTGCTTTGTACAAATCAATTGCTCTAGCAGCAGATCGTGCATCATTATCATTTTCATACAGAGCGTCCTGTATCCATTTAGGCTGTTCTTCTGCCCATGTATGAAAGTCATCATCATTACGTATCTCATCAAAGTCTGGATGCATCTGTAACAATTCTGTCTCTGCACGTTGTTTGCTTACGTCCTGTTGCATATCATCTAATGCTTTAACACGTTGCTCTAGACTAGCTGATTGTTCTGCTGCTTTCTTCATAGCTATTGTTTCTACTATAGCAGCTACATCAGGATACTCTTTAGCCCATGTTTCTATATCCTCGTCAGACTTAGGAAGTTTAATCTGTTTCTTAGTTGACTGTTCTAACTGGCTCTTAAGTGCATTTATCTCAGTCTTTAGTTCTTCTGTCTGTTTTTGCTGATGCCTACGTAGATCTGAGTATCTTTTCTTAAATGTTTTTTCTTCAGCAGTAGTAGGTTCTTCTTCTACTTCTTCTGTTGAGGCATCCTGTTTTTGTTCATCTAGTAGCTGTTCTAGTTCTTCTTCGTCCTTTTTAAGTTTCTCATCCTTACTATAAGGTCTAGATACAAATGCTACTTTACTTGGTTCTACTTCTACTTGTGTTACGTCTGACATATTATATTTCCTTTCGTTGGGGCTATGGTAGCCTTATTAGGGGCATAGGTAGCCAACACATGTGGTTTGTTATCTTGAAGCTAAACCACCACGCTTCATCTTCTTTTGTTTTTTCTTTTTACGTATAAAACCACCTTTAAATGTACCTGCACCCACTCCTGTTTCTGGTCCATCATCTGCTGGTCCTGTATCGTCACTTTGTGTTCCTTCTTTACCACCAACTGCTTCTACGCCTCCTACATCTGCCATATCTGGATCAGATGGAGCTGCAGTAGCTTTTGCATATTCGTCCATAAGATCTTTTAATTCTTTAGCTTTTGTTGCTTTTTCTACACCTTTTTCTAACTCTGCAAGACCAAGAGCAGCAGATTTTCTTTCTTTAGTTTCCTTAGCTTTTTCTGCTTTTTCTTTTTCTCGTTCTGCTTTATCGTTTGCTTTGTTTAAAGACTTTGATACAGTACCAAATTTCATATTCTGTAGTTCGTCAGGCGGTACTTCTTTTGTTATATCAACACCTAATGCCATTGCCTTTGAAAGTTGGTCATGTACATCTGAATTTACAACTTCATTCATATCATTAGTACTAAAATCCGCAGTACTACTTCCACCTAGTGCGTTTGCAGAAGTACCGGGAGCTGCATCCCCTCTACCAATTTTGTCTATATGTGAAGCAATCTGTGCAGGTGTAGCACCATAAGCCCTAGATATAGCAGCTTTTTGTACAGCTACATCTGCACTAATTGTAGCAATAGTATCTTTATTAGTTTTAGATATTTGATCATTATAACTTTGTACCGCAGCAGCACGTTCAGCAGGAGTCATTTGATCTCTAGCTTTTTGAGCCTCTCTAGTGCGTTGTTGATCAAAAGTACCTTGCGGTTTAGCAGCTTTACTTTTATCACCAAAAGCCATTTGCGCTCCTGTTACTGCTAAACCGACAGGACTAAATCCCAAAGGATTTTTTGAAAAAGATGTACTAACATTACCAAATATTTCTGAGGCTTTAGCAAAAGTAGGATTATCATCATAAAAATCTTGTAACTCTGCTCTTTCAGTAGGTGACATTTCTGATACTGATTTTGTGTCACTACCAGAAACACCACCATCTACTTCACCACTACCTAGTGTAGACTCTACTTTAGTAGTTTCTGTTTTAACATCTCTAGGTTTTGTTTCAACTTTCTGAGGTTTTTCTATAAATCCTTTAGGTAATGGTGGAAAAAAATCACCGCCTATTTTAGTAGAGGTCATCTCCTGTCCTGTATCTGGATTGTAATATGTAGTAGGTGGCACGTAACTATCAAAACCTAATAACACACCACCTCTACCATAACTAGGTACACCACCTTTGCTCATCTCATTATCAGGTGGTCCTGCTACAATAATTAAATCTTCCATACCAAATGGTACATCATCATCTATGGTAGCTTCTTCAGAGTTACCCATCTGCCCCATCTCTTCCATACGAGCTAGACCTCTCTTAGCTTTATCACGCATGAGCATTAGTTTTTCTAAACCTATAAATCGTACAACGTCAGCAGGAAATACAAACTCACCCGGACTTAGCTTTGCATCTATGTCATCACGTACCTCTTCTTTAAGTGAGCCTGAAGGTACATCATTACCAGACACAGGATCTTTAGATCCACCCTGATCATTTAAACCACCGTCCTGAAACATTTCCATTTGTTTATTGTACATTTACGTGTTCCCTTAGTTGTTTAATCTTTTGGTACGCACTGATTGCACCTTGCGCTCTGTGCATTGTAACCATGTCAATCGACTGCTCTAATGTTTTTCTTTCACTTTCAATCATAGAATCTAGGTAGCTACTGAATAGTACCCATTGGCGGTTGTTGCTGACTAGGGGCTTGAGCTTGCGGAGCAGCTCCTTGTGGCGGTCCACTAAACCCTTGTTCTCCCGGTGTTGGTGCTTGTCCTGTTCCAATTGTTCCTCCTCCTGCTCCTGATGTATCCATTGGATTAGCTCCTGCTGGTGGTTGTGGTGCACCTGCTGGTGGTTGCTCTGGCTGTAGACCTTTCATAATCTCAGCCTGTATTGCTGCTTCATCCATATTATTAGTAACCTTATCTGGGTCAAGGTCTAAAGATTTTGCAATCTCACGTATAATATAGTTGAATTTTGCAAAAGGTGCAAGTGCTGGATTGGATGTGACACCTAAAAATTGCATCAACCTTTGGCTACGTACTTCATTAGCCATCAAACTTTCTGTTCCACGTGCAGATACTTCTAGATCACCTTTGATGTCAGGGTCAAAATCAAACTGCATATTAAACTGAAACAGTCCTTCTCCTAATGGTCTAAGTAGATAATCATCTACATTCTTAATTACTGTCTTAATACCACCTGCTGCTGCACCCATTAACATAGATATACCTGATGCAGTTCTACCTACACCAGCTACGCCTGTCTGACCATGAGCAAACGATGGAAAACCTGTGCTCTCATCTGATAGCTGTCTAGCTTTGTCAAACATCATCATGTTCTCACTAGATACGTTTGGATACTTTGTACCAAATAGTGCCTGTCCGGGTGCACCACCCTGTCTTCTAAACACCTTACCCGGATACACTGTCAAGTCCTGTCCGGGTACTAAGTTAGTTTCATCTACCTCAATGAGTAAGTTACCTGATAGCACAGCATTGTCAACTGCCATACGCATAAAACCATTCATCAAAGTTTGTGTGTCATCCATGTTCTCTGCAATACCTACACCAAAAAAACTGTATGGGTTAAGTTCATAAGGTGCTGCCATGTAAGGTATACGAGCAGGTTTAAATGGGTTAAGTACTACACGTAACAATCTACCATTACATATCCAGATGTTTGCCTGTAACTCATCTAGATCTTCTAGATCTTTTGGTATTGTAATCTCTTGTTCTTCCAGTAGTTCAATATCTACTGTACCCCAATACTCCATAACTTCAAAACGATCAATGTCGTGCTGTGGTGCATAGTCAGATAGATCATCTTCCCAATACAGCTTCTCGTAGTTCTCACCTCTTGTAATCACTTCCTCAATTACACTGTCTCTAAAGTATGGGCGTTTCTTAAGTGCACGTAGTTGTGAACGTGACATCTTGTGTCGTTCTATTACGTACTGTGCCTCATCCATGTTGTTAGCATCTGGATCTGGATAGAAGTTCCACACTGATACATGCGATACTTGTGGTACAGTTTTAATAAGTGGATTGTACTCACCCTCATCATCCCAGTTAGGATATTCTTTGTCAATAGCAAATGGTCCTTTCATAACACCAGTACCAAATAGTGCCATTTCAAATGCTGTACTTCTTAAATGTTTACTAGCACCTGACTCTTCTAACTGATCGTGTATCTTCTTCTGCATCCTTTTCGCTGCCACAAGAGCAGGGCTAAACGTAATTGCTGTACCTGTTTTACCAACACCTTCTCTAACACCCTCTATCTCTCCTAGTTTATTTGCATATTCACCCAATCTTTCATTCAGGGTATTTTGAGTGTCACCCGGTTGTAAGTCTTTACCATCACCAGCAAAGCCATACGGACTCTCCATCATGTCTCTTACTTCAGGTGGTTCCTTTGGATCAAAGTGTACATCACCTGCTACACCGTCAGGTAGTTGTGTAGGATCAATTGTCAATGGAAATTTATTATTTGCAAATAGAACATCTACTATCTGTCCATATGCAGCAAGGGTTTTAGTTTTAGTTACCTTAATAAATACACGAGATCGTTCTGCTTCTGAGAACTGTACATCTGTACCATACAAACCCCTGTAGTTTCTGTAGGACTTTATCCAGCGTTCTTCATCCTGATACCTATAGTCTTCTGCTCTTTTGTATCTGTCAACTATAAAAGGTACTAGGTTTGCTATTTCTTCATCTCTAGACTCATCTGCGTCTTCTAGATGTATAGCGTCTTGTTCTATTGTAAAATCATCTGCCATTATTTTTTTCCTTAATATCCAAATACAGCATCTGCTACTGGCATGGTGCTTGGTGGTCTTCTGCTAGGATCGTAATCAAATAAATTAAACTTAGGTCTTGACATAACCCCATATCGTAGTGCGTCATATAAGTGATCTTCTGCATGTGTATCTATATCTTCTGGGTTACGTTTGTCAAGAGGCAATGCAGGTAATTGTGAAATTAGTTCTGTACAGTTAGAAAAGAATATTAGTCTGGGTTCTTCACTATCCTCATCTACCTGTAGTCTTCTGTGTATTTCGTTCTTACCTGATACCCTACTTCCTTTACTTCTATCTGATGGCCTCCATCTACAGCCTTTGTTTATCATCTGTTCTGCAAGTGATGGTCCTGTATCACCTCGTTTATGCCATACAGAGCTATCTAGTACTCCATACTTTATATTACCATCTCCTGCTTCTAAGTCAAGTACCATATCAGCTAAATCTGTAGCTAATACTTTTGATACATATAACTCTCTATATACTATAAGTTGCTCATCTGGCGTAACAGCAAACCAAAGAACACCACTATAAGAACCATAACCATAGTCACATGCCCTAAACTTAACCCAGTTACTCGGTATATCAAATGGTTCAACAACATGTATATGCCTGTTAAACTCTGTAAAGGCTGCACCTTCTTTAATATCCCAATCACCCTCTAGCAACTGCCTACGCTGATGTTCAGGTAGAGACAGTAGCATTGCTTCGTAGTCACCTGTATCTGACAGGTATGGGTTATCTGATAACCTAGCAGGTATAAACCTACGTTTAAATAGTGGCCTACCTGCTTTACTATGACCTGCTGGATACTTTAACGCTTCTCCTGTTTCTATATCTGTTGCAGCAAAACTTGTATCATAAGGTGCTGGATCAATAAACATCTTCTTAACCCAGCCATGTCCCGGTCCACCGGGGTTAGTTGTTGCCCTCATGTACACTTCTAAATCAGGGGCAGTGGAACGTAGACGAGATCTCATGTAGTTCCACGCATACGGTGAAGGCCACTGAGTTAATTCGTCAAAACCTATCCAGCTAAAAGCTAGACCCTGATAGCGCATGACATCATCATCACGATCTAAGTATGACATCCAAAGTCTTGCACCAGATGGTGCGGTCCACTGCATTTTTCTCTCTGACCATTTTATTCCCGGCCATACTTTAGGATATAGTTCCTGTGACTTAGATATTAATTCACGTAACTCTTCTGTTGTATGTCTTAATAACAATCCGCTAAATGCAGGATGACCCATATACCGCAATGGATCAGCTAACATTGCATAACTCTTACCACCACCTGCACTACCACCGTACAATACTTCTCGTTCTGGTGCAGCTAAGAACTCTGTCTGTGGCCCAGCATTCGGTTT